GTTTAGATAAGGCTTCTTTATCTTTTAAATAAGGTACATAAATTGGAAATTCAGCGCAAGTTTCATATAAAGCTCCAAGGTCCGTGGTCACTGTTACGAGACCAGCTGCTAAAGATTCCATGGCAGCTAAACAAAAGGTTTCTTCAAATGTAGATGGATGAACATAAGCATCATAAGTATGAAGTATCTTCATTAACTCTTTATGATTTAAATAGCCTTTATAATTAACATTCTTAATTGTTTTTGCTTTATCATATAAAGCTGTAAATTGATTATCAGATACTTTTTTAAAATGATCTCCGTAAATTTGTGTACTTGAGTATATATCTAGTTCTACTTTATCTGTTTTAATTTGTTCCATAGCTGATAGTAAAACATCTAATCCACGCCAAGGAGTTGAGGTATAAACAAGCTTTAATTTTTCTTTAGGTTTAAATTCAGATTTCACTATTAAATCATCATCGAATCCATTTTTAATAACCAATGATATATCTGTTGGTATATCAAATATCATTCTATATTTTTCATATGTCCAATGTGAATTGAACACGTACCAATCATATTTTCTATGATTTAATTTGTTCTTAAACCAAGGATAAAGATTAGGTTGATCGTAACTATTATGTACCCAAAGGATATTTGTTTTATCTATTAGTAAAGGTGTCTTTTCTGGAATTGATGTAGTGATATTAACTTTATCAAGAAGCTCTTTTGATACGTACTTATGTAAGTATTCTAATTGGATTTCGGTGCCACCGTATGGATTCATTACTTAGTTTTACCAAATACCGATAAAGATGCAACTGTTATATGTACGTCTTGTTGTAAGTCTTCTGCTTTTGTTGGAGTATTAGGATTTGCAACATCTGCATTAAATTCAGCTATTGAATCGTAAGTTTGTCCAGTAGTTTTATTTGTAATAACTTCAACCGCTTTGGCTGGTACAACTGGAACTTCTACTCCATTAATTATTGTAGTTTTCATAAACTATTATTATATACTATTAGAGTCTTCCCTGTCCACGATATTCTTTACGATCTTTTCTTTTATTAGGTCTTTTACTATGTCTTCCAGGTCTTTTTTTATTAGTGTATTTAATAAAAGAACCCGAACCATTACTTACTTTTCTAGCCATTTTGTTGAGATCTATTTATCAAAGCGTATGATATTTGTCCAGAGATAGCATTTCCAGTTGCCGATTGAAATTTTAAACTATCTCCTTCTTCTAAAACTAATGCATTATTTACTGCATTATCAGTTGAATCTGCTCCAATTATTGTATGAAAAAACTTATAATCAGTTGAAGCAGAGCTATCTCGTACATAAAAATTAACCTCCATAGACGAAACTGTATCGTTTGCAATAGTTATTTCTTTAACTATTGCTCTTGATGACGCATCAATCGTTAACACTGTTGTAAGTGTAGATGTCGTTAAATCATATCCTTGTACTTTATAAACTATAGTCATGTGGTTGTTATTGTAACTGATCTTACATTTGCAGATAGTTGAGTTCCTATAATTAATGCTCCGTTTGAAGAATTTACTTGAGTACTTCTTCTACCTGTTCCTATTAAAAACCAACTTAAAGTTTGTAAGTCTTCTTGAATCTCATCGTTATAACTTGTGTTTAATTGATTTTGTAAAGTCTCTAACGTTTGATTAATTTGTCTAAAATTATTAACGGTATAAGGATCTTGTGGTTCCGGTATAAGAATATTTATTTTAGCCATTATGTTTGTGGAACACTTCCGCCTCTGCCGTCTGGTTGGATATCTACTCTAAATATACCATAACGCCAATTATCGTTAAGTGCATCGTTTTCAATTTTTATTGACGCAAGTCTCCCTCGCGCGCGCGTGTCTATCTTATCTGTTGTTGATGATACTGTAAAGGGACCTACAGTTGTTTGTCCTTGAGCCGTGGTTGAATCTGCTGGATAAGCTTTAAAAAATAGCGTTACTTTTGTATTACCATCTATATATTTAAAGTCAGGAATAAATCTTCTAATTTTAATAAAAAATTCACCATCTCCTTCTATATCTAAATCAAAATCTCCTGATCTAATAAAAGCAGGTATAGTAATGTTCGTTGTATTTGTGCTTGTTAAATTAATAACTTCATTCACACCTACTTCATGTGCAAATACATAACTACCTCCATTAGTAATACCATTAACTGTAGGAGTGTTCGGAGTCAAAGTGCTTATATATTTAGTAGCACTTGGATACTCTAATACTTGAGCGTCTTCATATGTTGTTCTTGCAAGTGATCCTGTTGTCCAAGACTGAAGCTTATAATTGTAAGTAACAACTCTATCTATTTGTGTTGAGGATGCCTTTGGATAGAACCAATTAATCTCTGTAAATGAACTATTATGTCCTGCAAATACCATCTCTCCATTTGTAAAATTAAGTCCTAAAGAATCCCCCGTTTTAGTAAATACAAAGTCTTCAACTGTAGAAGTTAACGCTTTAACTGTTCCATCAAATACAAAGAAATTACCTGAATCACCCATCCAAAATACAGCACCATCTACAAAGACCGCTGCATGTTGTCCAATGCATCCACAGTTAGATCCGACTTGACGTATGCTAAATGTAAAAGGAGGCCCTACAAATTGCATTGTATAAGCAGCTTCATCTGTTATAACTAATATATAATCCTTACCTTTAACAGCAGCTACAATTCTACTACCGTTGTCTAATCTAAATGTACCTGCTGTGTTTGTAGAAGTAGGTTCATAAATGTCTATATCTTCTTGATCTGAGAACCTAATAAACATTGGATCTTGAGTAGCGGGGTTTCCAATAGTTGTTTCTGTTCCAAAATGAATTAAATGTCTATCTCTATCTGATACTCTTGTTAAAACTGTCGCTGTAGGATTACCTGCTATAACAGTTGCACGTGTGCTAACTCCTGTGCCTGCTGTTGGATCCCATTTAAATGTTGATCCATTTTTAATAGTAGCAATTAATAATTCTCCAAAATTATCTAATGACCAACTTCCTGCATCAATTGTCGTATTAGAAACTGTTCTTGAAGTACCCCAAGTAGATAATCCCCATGTTCCTGCTCCCCAACCATAACCAAAGGTAGAAGAAATAGGACCAACAATAACGTAAGGATTTGTTGTAAGTGATCCACCTGTAGTAACTCCTGTTCCTGTTTCTGTAACAGGCATAGTAATTGTAAAGGTATTTGCAGTGGGTACTGTTTTGACTTCAAATGAATTAGTTTCAAAATTTGCAGATGTAAAACTTGTTGTAGTTGGTCCAGGTGTGGATACACTTGAAAAAGTAATTAAATCTCCAACTTCAAGACCGTGTGCATTTTTAGTAATCGTTACAGTTGCAGATCCTGTAGTTGATGTATAAGTACAACTTGTTAGTGCTGTTCCTAAAGGTGTAATGTCATAAAACACTTCATCAAAAAGAATGTATAAAACTTTATCTGTTCCAATAGCCACATAACGCCTACCAGTTAAATCAAACCAAGAATGTATATCTCTGGCTGCTCCTACTAATATAGATGAATTAATTTGTTCCCAACCGCCTATCTTTTCAGGTGATCCATATTGAAAACGTACATTATCTCCATCAATCCAACGTCCCTCTGCTTGAGAAGCCGTATCGTTCTTATCAAAGCCTGGAGGTAATGGTATCTTTTTTAGTGGCATATTTATGTCTAGTATATCACTTATTTAAGGTTACTTAAACTTTGCTTAACCTTAAAAACAATAAGATTTTTTCAAATCGTTTAATCTTTTATTAATATTTGTTTCAATTTCTACTTTTCCTATAAAAACAACAATAGTTAACCTTTCTTTATCTAATACATCATTAATGCCATGTATTTTTTTTGAATCATAACAAACTAAAGTATTATAAGAATTTGATACTTTTATTATTTTATTTTTTTTATCATCAAAAACGTTAGTCCCTGTTTTTTCATTAAATTTTTTATTTAAATAAATAACCCCAGCTAATTCACAATTATTATCCCTATGTATGTTGGTATGTTTTTTATCAAATTTTAAATAATTTTTTAAATTTATTTTATGAAACATTACATATGTGTTTAAATATTTAATTTTATGAAAAGAAAAATCGTAATAAACATTTAAAATTTTAAAGACAATGTATTCAAATAAAGGTTTATTAAATAAATGAAAAGATTTTGTTCTTGCACCAGGCCAATTATCATTTTTCTCTGGTTTAAAAAATTCTAAAGTTTTAGAATAATTAACAATACTATCTGGATCTTTAAAAAAATTTTCTAACACAAACGTTGGATAATAATTTTTTTTAATCATATTTTTTATTAATAATAAAAAATTTAAGTAAAAGAATACCAACCTGTAGTTATAAATTTTTCTTCAGTTTTTGAAGGAATACCTCTATGTAAAAACATCCAATCTACTGGCCATATTAAAGTTAATCCTTCTTCTGGTTTTATTTTTAATTTTTGATGA